CATACTTACGGAAGCGGTGAGGAATGCTACGGCACTCACACGCACAGAACACTGGCGGGCGGTCTGATCAGCTGCTGATGCCAGTGTTTTGCGTTTAAAACAAAATTGAAAACAGGGAGCGGTGAAAAGCTGCTCCTTTTGCAATTATGAAAGACAAAGATAAACAGCCTCTTTCGGATGAAGAACTGGAAGAGGTTTTTAAAGAATTACGGACAAGTTGAAAGGAGTCGTATGGCAAAGACAGCGCAAGACTTCATTAATGCCTTCAGTGGCAAGGTCGATGATTTTGACGGAGCATACGGAGCGCAGTGTGTAGATGCATTCAAACGCTTCTGTCAGTGGATTGGCATTCCTGTTTATCCGACACGAACAAACTGGGCTGACGGATATTGGAAGTACAGAATCCAGTATTCAGCCTACGTTAAGTTCATTACAAATCCGAAGGAGCTGAAACCGGGCGATTGGCTCTTCTGGGCAGTCGGCAGTTCATGTCCTTCTTCTCATGTCGGTATGTTCGTAAGATATGCCGAAGAAGACGGATATGCGTACATCTTCGGACAGAATCAAGGTGGCAATGGTGGCTATACCACAGTCAAACTGAGACTGGATATCCTTGGAGCATTCAGATTCAATGCCCTTCAAGAGCAGAAACCGCAGTGGGTTGACGGCAAAGCAAAGATGCCGGACGGAACAGTCCTGAAGAACCAGTTCGTCATTGTAGACGGCAAGGTTTACCACACAGATGCAAACGGCAACATGCAGAAGAGAACATTCGTCACAGAGAATGGAGTCAAGTACTTCATGCTCGACCATGGAGTGATGGCTGCTTCCCGTTGGGTAGTCTTCAAAGGGAAGTGGTATTTCTTCGGCAAGAATGGTGCTATGTTCATTGGCAAGCACCATGTACCAGTGATGTTTGACAAGAACGGTGTATTCATCGGAAATCAGAAATGAGGTTAAACTATGAAACTGAGTGATGAACAATACGATTTAATAAAATGGATCGCAATTTACTTTATTCCTTCGCTTGCAACATTCGTTGGTGTAGTCGGTCTTGCTCTTGACTGGCAGTTCACAGCGGTTGCTACAACCATTATTTCAGCGTTTGGTGCATTCCTTGCCGGATGCATTAAGATGAGCGTTGCCGAGTACGAAAAAGCAAAAAAGGAAGAGTATGAGGGTAACGCTGATGGCGAATACTGATATCACAATCTCATTTGCCCAGTTGGTATGGGTAGTCGGTGGTATCACCGCAGTCGTAGCGTTCTTGAAATGGGCATTGACTCCGATCAAGCAGATTGAGAATCACGAACAGAGAATCAAAGATCTTGAAAGTGCCGAGAAGGAGCGCAAAGCCACAGACAGATACACAACCAAAGCACTCAATGCCATTGTTAATCACATGATAGATGGCAATGGCATCGAGAAGCTGCGAGAAGTCAGAGACGAGTATCAGAACGAAATTATCAACCATCATGTTTGAATGTCGGAAATTTTGTTAGCAAAACATCGGCGGTGATGCTTTATACTCTTGAAAAAGGAGCGGTGAGAATCGCCTATGCTCACGGTTGGTTGACAATTAAATACTCCGGAAACAAAAAGGGCACATTTTTTGCAATTCATTAAAGAAAAACGATTTTACGCACTCAAATTTAAATAAATAGAAAGGATTTGCTCCCCTTGAACGAATCGTTTTAGACCGCCGTAAAAAGCGGTCTTTTTTTTATTTTCTTTTTGATATATACTCTGTCTGTTCGTGAAGGAACATGGTCATAAGTGTGCTTAAATACACAAAAAAGGTCTGTAGTTGCGCATATAGGCTTTTTTTGTGGCATGACCTGTGGCATGAAATCTCAAAAAGCCATGTTTGCTTATGATGAAATATACAGGTTTTATGCGGTTTTTGAATGTTTATGAAGTGCTAAAAAGCCATATAATCGTATCCTGTTATCCGCACCATATTAAAAAAAGCCCAGTAAATACTGGGTTTTTTCATGCTGTGGCATGAGTTTGGCATGATTTTGCGCTGTTTATTTTCTCCATCATGCCGTTGTCGGTCGATTCCAGAAGGTGAGTGTAGGTATTTAACGTGGTTGTGATGTCCTTGTGACCTAGTCTCTTGCTGACAGCAACGATGTTCACTCCGTTGTTTATCAGCCATGAAGCGTGTGAGTGCCTTAAGTCGTGAAGTCGGATCTTCTTCACTCCGCTTTCTTTGATCCCTCTGTGAAACCATGTGTCTATCATGTTCACGGACAATCCAGTTTCACCGCCGAAAACGTAATTTCCTTGCGTTTTGAGAAGGGGTTGCAATTGGCTGACCAAGATATCATCTATTTTGATTGTGCGCACTGTACGCTTCTTGGTGGGCTTCAAGCCTTGTGTCTGTGTCCTCTGAGAGTATTTGATTGTCACAGAGTTGCCTTTGAGATCCTTTTTCTGCAAAGCTATGGCTTCTCCTCTGCGACAGCCAGTCCAAAATAAAAAGCAGAAGAACACAGAGTAAACAGGGTGATCTACCTTTGCAATGAACTGATTGAACTCTTCGACAGTCCATACGTTCAATTCCTTGTCTATCTCTTCAATCACTTCGGCATCGGTCTTTTGCAGCGGTTTTAAGAAACTTGCAGTATTCGGCAGGTCGTATGTGTTGTGAGCAAAGCGGAATACGCTTTTTACATACGATATAGTGCGATTCTTTGTTGTGGTGGAGAATCTGTCATCCTGTGCGAGATCGGCTCTCCATTGGCTCAGAATCGCCTTAGAAATGGATTCTATCTTTGTGTTGTAGTATGGAAAACGGATTTCAAAGTGTTCACGGTGTTTTTGACGAGTCTGGTCAGATGCTTGGTTGGCATCTTCCCACACCTTCACGATGTCAGCAAAAGTCGAATCAGACCTTGCGTCAGCAAACAGCAGTTCCTTTTCGGCTTGAACAGCTTCTCGCTTCGTGGCAAATCCTCGCTTCTTTGAAGTGGTTACTTTCCCGGTAACAGGGTCTTTCTTCTGATAGGAAATGTACCATGTACCTCTTTTAGAATCTTTGTAAATGGGCATAATTTTATCCTTGCGTTTCGTTTAAAAATCCGTATGATATGCAATGTCGTTGGTGGTAACGGTTTGCAGTCAGGCATTTCATTGTTCTCCTTGTGTTAGGAAAAAAGGTGCGGTAATGAGTCCCGTGCCTTTTTTCCTTATTCGATGCCGAGAAGAACTCTGACTGCTTTCTGTGTTTTAGGGTCTGCGTTTCGATAAGCTGTTTCTATATCGAAATCGACAGACTGTTTTTTTATTTGCTTTCCTGTAGCTGTCGGTGTCACTTTTGCTGACGGCTCATTCACATATCCCATAAGGAACAATGGGTCGGTACCAAGAGCATCAGCAAACATTTGTATTTTGGTTTGAGTCAGTTTGTTTTCGCCGTTTTCGATTCTGCTGATTGCTGTTTTATCGGAATAGCCAGTAATCTCGGCAAGCTGAGACTGGGTCATATGAAGTTGTACTCTCAACGAGCGTATTCGTTCTCCTATTATTGTTGACATGGTTTTTTCACCTTCCTTAAAAATATTTTAAATTGTTGTTGACAATAAATCAACTACCATGTACTATGTAGTCAGTTGATAAAACATCAACCACAGAAAGGAGAAGCGATGACAGATATCAACAAGTTAAAAGCAGCAATTGTCAGAAACGGCATGACAGCTTATTCACTCGCTGAAGCAATTGGGATCTCAAAGCAGTCTTTATCGTACAAAATGAACAATAAAAGAGATTTCAGAGCACCAGAGATTGATTCGATTGTCAAGGTGCTGAATCTGACACCTGACGAAATTGCCGATATTTTTTTTACACAGCAGGTTGATAAATCATCAACCTAAGAGTAAGGAAAATGTCAAGGAGAGTCAGAACATTTGATGAAATCGCAACAGATTTCTACATTCACAACGCAACCGAGGTGCAAAGATTCACAGGTCTTTCCTATCAGACGAGCAAGAGCATGTTCAAACTTGCCTACGACCTCGACAGAGAAAAGTTAGGCGATTACATGACTACAAATTATGTTCGCAGAAAGACAGTGATGAAGCTTGCCGGAATCACCGATCAGGACGTCATCGAAAAATTAAAATGCGGTCAGCCTACCAAACCGTACCGCACATGAGTGTCTCTCCAAAATAAGACACTCCCATTATAAGGAGAATCGTTATGAAAATCAAAAACTTAATCTCTGAAGAAGATATCGGTTTCCTGTACGACTGTTTAATCTTCTTCGACATCGCAGCACTTGCATTAACCATCCTGTCAAAGATTGTAGAGGTGATCTTATGAGCCTGAAGGTATTTGAAAGAGCACCGTTCACAGAACATCCCGAAAAAGACGGCATCGTCATTGTGGTTGCTAAGAAGGGAACAATCAGTGCCGATGTCCATCCATATTGGGAAGTCGGATACACAAAGAAATACGGCTGGAACTCATCAACGTATGAAGACGAAGACGGCTTACATGCTATCTCTGACGAAAACATGAAGAGCGGTTGGGATTGCTGGTTGAAACCGTACACCATCGGAAAGCGTAATTGGTACGAAACAATCGAAACCATGCTCGATGAAGTCAGACAGGAACTTGCTACCTACTCTGACCGGGAACTGACCGAAAAGGAAGATGAAGAGTACGACAACCTCGATGAACTGTATGAACACCTTGAGAATGCGAGAGACTTCGCAGAGGTGCTGAAATGAGCATCGCACTTGCAGTAACAGTCATCACAGTGATGGTAGTAACCATCTATCTCAACATCACACTGAATCATCACATCGCTGACACGAACATGGAAATCGAACATCTGAAGTTCATGTCTGAGTTCAATCAGAAACTTGATGATTCAATCGATAAAGATCTCGACTTAGCCGAAATCAAAATCAATGCTCATCAAGAAAGCATCGATGAAATCACCGCAAGACTGGAAGAGATTGCCAAGGACATCAAGAGACTGGATGAGCGGACAGATGCTGATCATAAAAATCTTGTAGACGTCCGTGAGAGATATGTTCTCTTCCGAACGCCAACCACTCCGGCAGAAAACAGCGGTGTTGAATGGGCAAAGGACATCAAGTGTGGAGAAGACAACAATGAGTAACACAGTCAGATGGATCGGCACTGGCTTCAAGGCTGATGCCAAGAAGGTATACGAAGAGATTCAGACAATCGGTGACTCATACACACCGAAAGACATTCTCGCATATGCAAGAGAAAACGAAGAATCGGAACTGCATAAATGTTTCGACTGGAATGACACAACGGCTGCGGAGAAGTGGAGAATCCACACCGCAAGACAGATCTGCTGTTCCCTGAAGGTTGTTGTAACACAGGAGAACAAAGAGCCTGTGGCATACAGACTCATTCAGACAGACAAAGAAGAAAAGGCATATAAGCCTGTCACATTCACCGTAAGAAATGATGACGAGTATTCCCGGTTGCTGAAACAGGCAAAAGAGGAACTCGCAGCATTCAAGAAAAGATACAAGAGCATCGTTGAACTGGAATCAGTCATCGATGAGATCGACAGAATCATCAACAGTTAAAAATTGAATATTTCAGATCGTTGGCACAGATAGCCGTGCTGGCTTGAACAAAGTCGAACAATAGACGATACGCAATAACATAACTTTACAAAACATATCTCGACAGAACACCTCATGCCGGCATGGCTCTGTGTGCTAACGATCAACGGTTACTGGTTTACTTCGGTGCATTGGCACTGAGAGCGCAGGATAACGCAATGTATTAAAGCGCAAAACACTGCATAAAAGCACAAATCAGATCAGAACAACGCATCGACTTAAACCAGTAACCATCCCGGATTGCAGATTTAGATGACCGCATTGAGCGGAAAAAGGAAACAGGACAGATCAATAAACTGCATTACAGAACATGCCACCAGAATACTCAACAATGCGGTTTTGTAAGTCTGCAATCGGTTAACGGCTTTCATATCCTATGTAGGACGGACAATTCTTTGCACAACATTGCATAAGAGGACAGCACAAAACTCGACTACACAGGATACCAAAGCCGTTAACAACGGGAGCAATCTTGGTTAACGGCATCTATGCCGTAAATAGGCACTAACAGAACACCATAGAACAGGATATTTCAGTACACTACAGGAACGAACTGGCTTATTTGCGGAATACATGCCGTTAACTAGAAAAACACTCGCTGGTTCACAGCACCTAATGAGGTCACAGGTGCAAGGACAGAACAGGAAATTACACCATAATGTCAGTACATGCTACAACACGACAAAACAAAACACGACAAAACACCTCATTATGTGCTTTGAATCAGCGAGAACAAATAACACAAAGGAGAAAAGAAAATGGCAAAGAAAGTAGTTGAAAAGGAAATCACAATCACAGAACTTCCCATCAAGATGGTTACATTCACACTGGTCGGAGACACAGACCTCATTCTCTGTAAGAAGGCACGCTCGTTTGAGAGACAGGAAATCTTCAAGCAGTCTCATCCGAAGGGAACAAAGATCCCGGCTGAATATCAGCAGCCGTACAGTCTGTGGGAAAGACTCATCACATCCATTCACTGGCTGAATCCCATCGAGTTCCACGATGACAATCATGAACTCTACACCGAAGAAGAGTGGAAGCATTACATGGAAACCAACAAGCCGTGCATTCTCGGCAAAGCGTTCAAGGACTCCATGAAGGAAGCGTTCATCTCATGCGGTTTTAAGGACTCAACCGGGAAGAACGGAACTGACTACATGCGTACAACACGCATTTCAGGAATCAATCCTGTTTCATTCGTACAGGCTGGATATGACCAGCACCTCGCCATGACGAGCGGATTATCAAGGGTCAACGTTCTGACTCAACAGAATGTATTCAGCGGATGGACATGTAACATCACCATCACATTCCTTGAATCCGCTATCCCTCTCAGCACAATCACTGAACTGCTGACGGCTGCCGGAACATTCATCGGCATCGGATCTCGCAGAGGTGAAGGCTATGGCAGATACCATATTTCATCAATCAGAAATGGAGATTAACAATGAGCGAATATGAAATCACCGTCAAAGACGGACAGATCGTTGTAACAGATGAAGTGCTCGGCATTCTGGAACAGGCAAGAGCACTTGACCGCACAATCAAGGAACTGAAAGCAAAGAAGGATGCTATCGAAAAGTCGCTGAAAGCTGCGATGACAAAAAACAATATTGATTCCTTCAAATGCGATGTCATGACAGTCTCAAAAACAAAGGACTACATGAAGGCAACAATCAACGAAGAACGGATGAAGTCAGACGGCATTTACGAAAAATACCTCATGTACCTTCCGACATCCGGCTCGATGAGAATCACCTACAGGAAGGAGAAAAACAATGGCTGAATACGAAAACTGGTCGGTAGCAAAGAAGCTGTCAAAAGCGAGAGCAATCCTTGCTGGCAAGGCTCTGAAAAAGAGCGGAGTCAACAAACAGCGGTATCAGGACAAGCAAACAGGCGAATGGAAGGAGATGTGTTTCAGTTACTTTGAACTGTCTGACTTCTTGCCGGAAACGCTGAAGATCTTCGATGAGATTGGTCTGTGCGGAATCTTCAGAATCAATCCCAGTCATACAGAAGAAATTCCCTTGAGTGACACGAATTCTGTTCAGCGTATCACATATCCCGAAACCGCTGAACTCACAATCATTAACTCCGACAACAGCAATGAGTGCATTATCTTCACACAGCCGACAGCACAGGTTGACATGAGAACGGCTATTCAGTCACTCGGTGCAAAGAAAACTTACCTAAGAAGGTATCTGTGGATGGACGCAATGGAGATTGCCGAGAGCGATCTTGTGGACTCACAGTCTGTTGATGACGAAGAAGAGAAACTGCTGAACGCACCTTCTCCGTACAATCAAGCAGACATGGCGGTTGAATACTCAAATCTGACAAGAGAACTCGCAAAAAAAGGTGTCGATGTTCATGATCCGAACTTCATCAAGTTTGTTTGTGACACTGCAAAAGTCACCACAGTTGACGGCGGTGTGCTGCTTACAGACTTACCTGCTATGGCAAGAGTTATGGCAGTGATGAGAGGAATTCTCAGTAAGAAATGACATACAAGTACAGATATACAAACGTACCGTCAATCTTACAGGGTGATGTGCCGGAATCAGAAGCAGAGTCCTACATCTCTGGACTCCATACAAACATCGAATTCCACCACATCATGAACGGTACTAAATATTCGAGAAAGCTGTCGGAACAGTACGGCTTGTGGATATGGCTGACCAAACAGGAGCATGAAAATCTGCACGGAACAAAAGAAGGAGCTGCGTTGCAGAGAACGCTGAAACAGGAATGCCAAGCGTTATTCGAGATGGAGCATCCCAGAGAGATGTGGATCAGACTGTTTCACCGCAATTATTTGTGAGGTAGTCATGTTAATCACAGCGAAGAATCTGAAGACGGCAGTCACAGAATTAAAAGCCACCATCTCATTTGAATGCTCTTGGAAGGCGAAAGAAGCCCTTGAGAAGCTGAAAAGCGGAGATTATGAAATCTCCATCACCAAGCAGAACAAGAAGCGTACAAAGGCTCAGAATCGCTATCTGTGGGAGTTGCTCGGGCAAATCTCAATGAAGGAAAACGGCAACACGGCAGATGACTTCAACATCTACTGCCAGCTCATAGAAGCAAGCGGAGCAAAGCACGAATACATGATGGTACTTGCCGATGAGAAGATTCTTGAACGGCTGAGACTTGTGTACCGGGTTGTGAAGATCCTAGAAAGCAGAGTCTACAACGGAAAGCGGATGTGGATGCTGAAATGCTTCTACGGGTCTTCGCAGCTCGACACAAAAGAAATGGCAATGCTCATCGACAAGACTATCGAAAGAGCAGAGATGGACGGCATTGATACAGAGCCATGGAGAGAAAGATTTAATGACACATTGTGAAGCAATCCTCGCATACATTCAGGAGCATGGGAGCATCACTCCTCTTGAAGCGTTAACACACTGTGCATGTATGCGGTTATCAGCAAGAATCTATGACTTACGAGCCATGGGTTATGACATCAAAACGGAGATCGTCACGGTGAAAAACCGCTACGGTCAGAAGGTGAGAGTTTCAAGGTACACACTGAATGGGTGAAAGAAGGATGCTGACGACAAAAGTTACTGATGCGGATGCATTTGTCAGCATGCCTTCTTCCGCACAGGCACTGTATCTGCACCTAAATATGGGAGCGGATGACGATGGATTCAACAATCAAGTTCAGCTTGCCATGTTCAAGGCTCATGCATCAGTGGATGACGTGAAGTTGCTTCTTGCGAAGAGATTCATTCTTCAGTTTGAAAGCGGAGTAATCGTCATTAAACACTGGCGAATGGCAAATGCATTGAGAAATGACAGATACAAGCCGACAAATTATCAAGAAGAACTGAACATGCTTCAGATTAAAGACAACAAGTCTTACACCTTCAAAGATGGTAATTGGTTGCCAAATGGTTGCCAAACGGTTGCCGAACGGGTGCCGGATGGTTGCCCTAACTTAACTCAACTTAACTTAACGGAACATAACCCAAAAGAAGAAAAGAATATATATTGTGCGGAAGCTGACGAAGTCATCGACTATCTGAATATGCGCACAGGTTCAAAGTACAGACATTCCGAATCAGCACGGAAGAACATCAGAGCAAGACTTCGTGAAAACTTCACTGTTCAAGATTGCAAAGATGTCATCGACAAGAAATGTGTTGAGTGGATGGGAACGGAATACGAGCAGTATTTGAACACAGAAACTTTATTCAGACCTTCACACTTTGAGAAGTATCTCAATCAAAAAGTGAAACAGAAGAAAGGACAGAACGTATTTTGACAAAGGAAGAAGTAAAACAGATTCTCACATATCTGAAAAACCAGTTTCCTCAATCCTTCAATCATCTTCAGACTGATCAAGATGCAAACATGTTTGTCGCAATATGGCATGACATTCTCAAAGACGAAAATCCGAAACTCGTTCAAGCTGCGGTTAAGAAACTGGTAGCAGAGAACACAAGCGGATTTGCACCGAACATCGGAATGATACGGCAGATGATGAAGAACCTGTCCGGCATAAAGATGATTGATGCTGACGAAGCATGGAAGATGGTACGGAAGGTTTGGTCAAACATCGGAAGTGAACGACCAGACGAAATCAGAGAAGAATGGGAGAAGTTACCGACAGCCGTGAAAAGGATATACAGTCCGGCTGACTTGGTAGAACTTGCATTCCATACAACCTCTCATGACATCGAAGCGTATGAAAAGCCTAGATTCATGAAGAGTTACGAATCTATCGCTACACAGGAAATAGACAAAACATTGATGGGCAAGAGCATTTCACAGCTTGCCATAGAAACCAGCGGAACGCTGATGATAGGAGAAACACATGAATAGAGTTGTAATCAACGGAAGACTTACAAGAGATGTTGAAATCCGCAAGACTCAGAGCGGATTGTCGGTGGCATCATTCACTATCGCTCAGAACGATGAGAGAGAAAAAGACAAGACATACTTCTTCAACTGTGTCGTATGGAGACATGGTGCAGAATTCCTCGGACAGTACGCACACAAGGGTGATCTCATCGGTGTTGACGGCAAACTGACCACACGGACATACGCAAGAGATGGTCAGAATATCACGGTTACTGAGGTGGTAGCCGACAGGGTCGAAATTGAAGCCAAGAAGGCACAGTCTCAGCAGAATGAGTATTCGTCCGCTCCTCAGCAGAATTACGCTCAGACGGCTCAGAATCAGCCTTCTCAGCCACAATACACACCGCAGTACAACAATTATCAGCCACAGCCTTCGCCGGAAGTCGAAATGGCTGCGAAATACGGACTGGACATCTCTTCGGATGATCTGCCGTTCTGAGGTGAAACATGCTGAAGGTTGAAAACGGACGGTGCGAAGTCAAAGGCGAGGGCAAAGATTTAATCCTCGACCTTGCTGTGGCAATTAATTCACTCAGACATGCATTTGAAGACAAAGGTGAAGAAGCAATCGAATTTGCTCTCGCTCTCTCTGAAGATCCTGTGATGGATTTATTCACAGTCGAGGATCTGTCATGAGAGAAAAAAGCAGATATGAAGAGCAAGCCAAAAGGCAGAAGAAGTTTCCGAAGGACAGAATAGCCTTCCTTCCGATTGGTGCTGTTCAAGACTGCATCTCACTTAAGTACTACATGAAGGGAGAAATATCCTTCGACAGACTTTGTAGCAATATAGCCTACAACAACTATCTGGAAGAGTATTTCCCTGATGGGAAGATTCCGAAAGACATGATGGAAAACGAATTGAAGTTAATGGGGTGGTGGTATGAGTGAACTCGTCACTGACCTCGATGAAATCAAGGAGCAAATCGAAAGAATCTTCGATATCCGCTTAACAAAGCAGATAGGACTCCTTGACAAAGAAGAACTGTACTACAAGTACAAACACTTCGAGTTGTACATCACACTTGGCAACCACTCGATTCCACCGTACAGGCGGTACATATCTGTCGGATGGGAAGACAGGAAAAACTTGCAGGGAGCATACGCACCGTGTGATTCCATTGAAGCGGTTCTCAAACGGATTGAGATGTATGGATATCCGAAAAGAGAAATACCGCTACCAGAACAGATAAGTCTGTTTGAGGAATAAGATGCTCTGTTCCAACTGCCACAAGCCAATAACCTACGGATATTTTTAGGAAGGTGAGTCAGTAAAGTACATCTGTACTGACTGCCTTCTCTCATACAGGAGAGGGAAAGTGAAGGAATACGACAGAAAGCAAATCATGGAAATGCACATCAAAGGCTATTCCAACGAAACCATCGCACAGGTAATGGGTACAAACCGATTAACAATCGGTTGCATCATCAGAAAGGAAGAGAAACGTGAACAAGACGAAATTTATCGCAGAAGAATGGCTGAAGCCAAAAAGAGCCACTAAAGGCTCGGCAGGTTATGACTTCATCGCACCGAAGGATGTAGTCATTCCGGCAAAATGGATGGCACACTTCGATGCCGAAGTTTCAGCCGAAGTCGAAGAAGGATATGTACTTGAACTGTACATCCGCTCATCACTCGGCAAACAGGGATTGTCACTGACAAATGCAGTAGGCATCATCGATTCAGATTACCGTGACCATATCCATGCATTCATCAGCAATGATTCAACAGAACCGTATGTCATCCACAAGGGAGACAGGTACATGCAGGGAATCATCAAAGAATACTTCTTAACCGAAGATGATGATGCTACCGGGGAGAGAAACGGTGGTTTAGGGAGTACAGGAAAATGAACAGGATAATGTTCAGCCGTGAATCAGATGAGTGGTCTACTCCACAGGACTTATTCGACAAGCTGAATGAAGAGTTCAAATTCACATTAGA